GATTCGATTACAAGGTTAATCCTGGAGATGTAGCTAAAATAACTCAAGTATTTGGATCTGATTCTACTGCTGCCGCTAGCAAATTAGAGTTGCCATCTAAGTACATGATTTTAAATCCAGCCGATATCCAATATGGCGGGAACATTTCATTTGTTGGCGGTAATTATTATAAAATTCTTACAGACTACGAACTACAAAGATTGCGCAACCCAACTACTGACGAAGATAGAGAAGTATTAAAAAGCTTAAGCGAAAAAAATAAATTAAACTTACAAAAGAAAACTTTTTCTGGTGTTGGAGCTTACATTACAATTCCTTTAGACACAGAGCAAGTATCTGCTGTATTCTATAAGAAACAAGACTACGAACCATTCTCTGTTCCTATGGGCTTTCCCGTATTGGAAGACATTAACTGGAAACAGGAAATGAAGAAAATGGATATGGCATTAACAAGAACAACTCAACAAGCTGTTCTATTAATTACCATGGGCTCAGAGCTAAAGAGCGGCGCTTTAAATATTAATCAAAAGAATATCGAAACAATGCAGGCTCTTTTCCAAAATCAATCTGTTGGAAAAGTTTTAGTTTCTGATTTCACCACAAAAGCTCAGTTTATTATTCCTGATATCGCTAATATACTTGATCCTAGAAAGTATGAGGTAGTAAACACAGATATTCAGCAAGGTTTAAATAATATTTTAATCGGAGACGAGAAGTTCTCTAGTTCTAGTATTAAAACTAACATATTCTTCCAGAGATTAGAGCAGGGAAGACAAGCTTTCTTAAATGATTTTCTAGTTCCAGAAATTAAGAGACTTTGCAAAGATTTAGGATTTAAAAATTTCCCGATGCCCAATTTTGAGGAAATCGATATAAGAGATTCTTCTGTTTGGGATAGAGTAGTTGCTCAATTGGCTCAACTTGGGGTGCTAACTCCAGAAGAAGCTTTGCAAGCTATAAGCTCAGGAAGACTGCCTGACCCAGACGAGTCTGTAGAGTCTCAGAAGAAATTTAAAACTTTAAAAGAAGAGGGGCTTTATGCGCCGATAGCAAACGGAGCTGCCGCAGCCGGAGCGACAAATACAGGAAGACCTCCTGGAGCCAAATCTCCTCAGAAAACCAAGAGCGTGTCTCCTCCTGGATCTAACAAAAAAGCGCCAGCAATAGCTTCTTACTCTATGAAAGGAATTTCTCAGTCTTTCAAAGAGTATGAAACTCTATCTGCAAAAGTAGAAGATTTTCTAAAGAAAAAACATGAAAAGAAAAAGCTAACCCAAGAGCAAAAATCTATAGCAGAGCAGATATCGCAAAATATTATAATCAATGAAGAAAAAACCAATTGGGATCATTCGATTAGGGCTTATTGCGAAGGAGAGAAGCAGGACAACCCAGAGAAAATTAATAAACTTTTAGACATTTCAGAAGAGCATGGAGTTGATCTTTTTTCAGCGGCGATATTAAATATTAGTCAAATTTCTGAAGAAAAAGTGTAATATTTAACGTTAATTCAAAATGAATTTTGAAATAGAAACTAAAGTTCTCGGCAAGAAATCTGAATCCTCAGATTTTTATGTTGACTTTTCTCTCAAGTTGCTTTCGGCATTGAAAGAGAGAGTCCGAGAACATAATGATAAGAACGAAAAGAAGGTCAGTTTAAATCAGGTGATAGAAAAGTATTGCAGCGCGGCGTCCATATATCTTAAAGACGAGTCAATTGATATTAATACTTATTCAATGGCTAATGTGAATGAGTTCTTGGAGGGGGGTAAGGGCAATTTTAATTTAGATAAGGCGGAGAAAGATATACAAAAATACGGTTTAGATTTTGATTTCGAAAACGTTAATAATCTTTATATATCTCATCCTAAACAAAAAACAGATAAATGGTTTGAAATTTGATTATGAATTATAACTACACTACAACATTTAGTTCTATTCTAAGACCGTTGGTTTCAGAAGAGAAGGATAAGTATTTAGCATTGGCATCTCTTGCTCAAGTTGGGAGCTTTATACCTAATGTTGACACGGAAAAAAACGTTGACCTTTTGCCGGTCGCTTTTAATGCTGCTGTAATTAATAGAGTCAACAAAAATGGCGACGTTATCGATACGCAAACAGCCATCTCATCTTATAAAGACTTTATAAACAAGCCAATAAATATTGAACACAATAGAGAGAGAATTATTGGAGTTATTTTAACCGCCGGGTTTAGTGAATTTGGGTCAGACGCTTCGCTTTCTGAAGATCAAGTCAAAGACTTGAAGGGGCCTTTTAATATCACTCTCGGCGGTGTAATTTGGAAAATTGCTAACCCTGATCTTGCTGATAAGATCGAGGATTCTAGCGACGTTACTAGCGATAAGTATCAATCAGTTAGCGCAAGTTGGGAACTCGGATTTAATGATTATAATGTAATAATGATCGATGGAGAGTCCAAGAATATAGAAGATGGGGATTTGATTTCTGATGCTAGCCAAATAGAGTCTATTAAAAATAGCTTAAAAGCGTTTGGCGGCTCAGGCAAGGTAGATAAAACTAAGTCTATTTATAGAAAAGTTATTGGTAATGTTGTGCCACTAGGAATTGGCTTAACAGAGACCCCTGCTGCTGATGTAAAAGGCATCGCAACTCACAAATCTGAAGCTTCTGTAGAAATTATTGAAGAAAATATTTCCAAAATTAATAATTTAAATGTAAATAAAGATAACGATAATAAAGTTATGAACATTACTAGTATCAAAGATATCACAGATGAGAGTTTGAAGCAAGTTACTGCTTCTCAAATTTCTGATCTTATAGAACAAGAATTAAAGGTCGCATCAGAAAAGTACGCTTCCGAAAAAGCCACTTTTGAGCAGTCCTTGAAGTCTGCTAATGACAAGTACGATACTCTAGCTGCTGGACAAGATGTTCTGCAAAAGGAAATCTCTGCTCTCAAGACATCTCTCCAAGCCTCCGAGGACGAGAAGCAAGCTATTGTTGCTAATGAGAAGTTCAACGAGAGAATGAATGCTTTTGATTCTGAATATGATTTAGATGCTGACACTAGACAAGTTCTAGCGTCTGATATCGCTGGTCTTGATGACGACTCTTTTGCCGCTTACAAGAATAAGATGGCAGTCTTCATGAAAACCAAGAAAAAGGGAGAGAAACAGAAGATGGACGACAAGGAAGACTCCAAAGAGTCTAAAGCCTCCGTCTCTGAGGTCATCGACCAAGCAGCCGCAAATGGCGAAAAGAAGGCCGCAGTTATTCCTGCAACTTCTACTGCTTCTGATGATTCCCTATTTAATAAATACAAACAAGCTTTTGACTATGATGGATTCGTAGTCGGATAAAAAACACAATACAACATAAGGATAAAATATGGCTTATAAACTAAGAGCTTTTAGAGATTATGATGAACACGATGTACTAAATCTGTTCTCATACGACACAACTGGTTTGTCCGCTGGTTCGATCAGCATCACCAAGGGAAGCTTGGTCAAGATCGCTACCGGATGGAAAAACTACGATTCAGGCGTTGAGCTTGGCGGTGGACTAGAGTTCATCGGCGGAGCTGGAACCCTGCAACCCAACAACACAGTTTCCCAACGCTATGGAGTAACCGCTAAGGTAGTAACCAGTACAACTGGCGAAACCCCAATCGGTATGATGCTCTATGACGTTAAAGACGTTGACGAGAATGGAGAACTTCTCAAGTACAATCCCCGCAAGGCTGCTGAGATGCAAGCTGTAATTCCTGGACAAGCTGTTCCGATAGTTACCCGCGGCATCTTCCTAGTGCAAAGTGTTCTTGGAACTCCTACCGCTGGTGGCACCGCTTACGCTGGTGGAGCAGGGCAAATTACTTCTTCTACTGGAACCCACCCAACTGCCAACGTCGCTATCGGTAAGTTCCTCGGAGCTGCTGATACTAACGCTGAAACCCTCGTTAAATTGGACCTATAATATAAAGGATTAACATGAGAATTAAACTAAAAAATACCCCTGAGCAAGTTGAGCTAATTAAAGCTCTTGGCTCTAAAAACAGATTGGTCGCTGCTGAAGCTTCAGAAGCTTTTGCCGCTTTCCTCGGACCTGTTATTCAAAGAGTCATTTTGCAAGCTGGCACAGCCTCTCAGATTTATACTGATGCTCCATTCGATGAGAATGATTCACCAAGCTATCCTCTTGACCTCTATTACCAAGAACTAAATAACGGTTACGTTAGCGTTTGGTCGCAAACTCTTGCTGGTGGTTTACCATCCGCTCAAGATGTTTCTGCAATCCAAGAGCTAAAGATCGCTACTTATCGTCTTGATAGCGCCGTTTCAATCAACAAGAGATATGCTCGCCAAGCTCGCTTGGACATTATCGCTAAGTTGGTCGAGCGTATGTCCCAAGAAGTTTTGGTTAAGCAAGAGCGTAATGCTTGGGCCGTAATGCTCAAGGCTCTTGGCGAAGCTTCTACTACTCCTCAAGGTGGAGCTGCTCTTAAGCACTACATCGCTGCTGGAACAGCTGGACAATTCAAGCTTGATGACCTGAACAAGCTCATGACCCGCACCAAGAGAATCAATGAGTCTTGGGCTGGCGGTACTCCTGCTGATCCATATAGCACTGGCTTGACTGATCTTTACGTCTCTCCTGAGATTAAAGAAAAGATTCGCGCTTTTGCTTATAACCCACTAAACACAGTTGGTGGAGTAAGAACTGAAGGTTCTGGATCTGGAACAATTACCAAAACTGCCACTGAGTCTGCTATCGCTCTTCCTGACGGAATGAGAGAAGAGATCTATCGCAACGCTGGTATGCAAGAGATCTACGGTGTAAATATCATCGAGTTGATTGAGCTTGGTCTTTCCAAGAAGTACAACATTCTCTTTGATTCTTACATCTCTGAGACCGCTACACTCGGTACAGCTTTCGATCCTTCTACTTATCAAGTCCTAGTTGGCGTTGATAATACTAAGGGAGCTTTAATTCGCGCTGTCGCTACTAGCTCCGAAACCGGAAGCCAATTTAACGTACAACCAGACGATCAATTCTTGCAAAGAAGCGACAAGGCTGGATTCTACGGTTCGATGGAAGAGGGTCGCCTCTGCATCGATGCCCGTGCTCTTTCTGGCATCATCGTTTAATAAATTCGATTCTAACAAAACCCG